CAGCAGCTTCATTTAAATATTCTATTTGCTCTGAGTAATCCCAACCATCTAACCAAGATTGATGTATCTGTTCTACTCTTTCACCTTTTCTTTTAAAAATAACTAAGTGAGAAGGGTGTCTTTTTTTACCTACGTCAAATCCTGCAAATACTTCTTCATCTTCTGCAAAATTATGTTTTACGGTTGTAGGGAAAGACCTTAAATTTGCGTCCTCACATTTTTCTATATCTTCAGAATCAAAATATGCTTCTGTGTTAAAGTGAGGCTGTAGTAAAAACTCTGATGCAAACGATTTAGGTTTAGCTTTTTGTTGTTCTAACAACCACTCTTCACTATATAACTCTGGCATTAATACTCGTCTACCCGGTTCAGGGTCAAGAGCAGGCATTTTTCTAGAAACAAATCTATCATCTTTTTCTAATACAGTTAGTAAGTCACCCGGCATCATAGGAGTTCCTACTATTACAACAGGCACACCTTGGTTAGGTATGAAAAGGGACTCGGTTAAAAAGTGATCTTCAATTTTATTCATTTGTCCTAGTGCAAGAGGGCTTTCAGGATCTTTCAAGATGTCGTCTGCAATTAATGCTCCATTAACGTGCATACCTCTTTTGAATGAAAACAATCCTCCGTGCAATATTTCTGCAGTGCCGCCATTACCTGTATCATATCTAAAAGTAAAATCAGCTTTTGGAGCTCTATTAGTCATCATATCTTTCAATAAAGGATTACGATTTACTTCTTTGTTTATTTCAGATATATGATACTTAGCCATAGTATCACTGTAAGATAAATATAAAATATTAGCATTACCTTGAATTTTTAAACTTCTCCAAATACTAAAGGCATGACCTAATATAGTAGATTTAAAGTGTGCTCTTGGTAGTATAGCTAAATAATTTAAATTATCCTCAATACACTTTTCAACTTCTTCAGTTAATTTACCTACATGCCATGCTTGAAAGTATTCTGGGTGCTCAAATCCTTGAGACCATATATCCCTAGTAAACTCCCAAAAACTACCTATCTTATATTTATTACTTTTTTCTAGTTTTTCTGCAAGTAGTTCAAAGGCTTGTCCATATGTTGTTAAATCATCACTCATTATCTTTTGATGCCATTAGCACTTTTAATTTAGCTGCTATTTTTTTAATTAATTCTGGATCTTCTATTTCTTCTACTAATATATTAACTACATCTTGAATAAATTGCACACTAACAAGACCCTCTGCAACTTGTCTTTCTCCTTGAATACCTATATCTAACGCTTTAACTGCATCAAAAGCTCTTTCAAAATTAAGTAATTGTAACTCTGAACCAGCTTTATCTCTAATACCTTTATACATTTGCTGATGTTCTTCTTGCATTCTAGCAAGTTTTGTAGATTCGTTTTCTTGTACTTTCTCCATAGCTTTAGCTTTTGTTTCAGCTAACTTTTGTTTCCAATCATCTGTACGCACCCAAGCGTATATAGTTTGCTCACTCATAACTACACCGTGTTCTGCAGATACTTGTAAAGCTATCTCTTTAGCAGAGTATTCTTCTGTCAAATATAATTTAAATGCACGGTCTTTAACCGCTTTAGGTAATTTTTTAGGCATTACATATATGCAGCATTAGACCATCCTGTATCAGCGTTTCCTGATTCAATGCTTCCTCCATGAGGGCTTCCGTCTGATTGTAACAATTTACTAAAATCCATACCCCCTTTGTTTTTATTACCGGCAGCATTAAAACACTCTGGTACTTTGTGTTTTACGCCACCCGTTGTGCTTATCTCTTTAAATTTTATACCTATCTCAGCTCTGCTACATACACCTCTTATCATCGCATCCTTTGGACCAAGAGGTTTATACTCAGGGTTTTCTAATAAAGTTGCTATAGTTCGTTTAGCTCCTTCAGTTTGTATATTGTGTATACATTTATAATAATCACACCACACAACCTTAGCATACTTTGCTTTGAACTCTTCAGCAGTCATGCCTTTAGGTAACTTATCTTCTATCTTATTATCTTTGGGTTCAGGTGTATCATAAAAATATGTTTTATTCTTTTGACCCGTTGTTTTTTTATAACCTTTAGGTGCTGCCATTTCTATTCTCCTTCACTGAGTATAATGCAACGCAAGCTGCATCAGCGTAATCTTGTTCGGGGAACTTGTCTCCCCACTTTTCTATTGCATACTCTAGTATATCATCTTTTGTAGCTTTACCACTACCTAGTATTTGTTTCTTCCATGTGCCGTTGTCAACTAATGTTGTTGGTATGTCACTTAAACATAGTGTTCCCCAGACAGCTCCAACTACTTCTGACAAAGTACGCACTACATTTCTGTTTTGTGCAAATATTGGTTCTTCAATTACAGCGTAATCTACAGTATCTATGTTGATATCTTCTACTAGTATTCTAGCAAAGTTATCCATTAGTTCTGGAAATCTATCTTTAAATGATTTTTTAGTGTTACAGTTGGCTTTATAAATTTTAATTAAGTTTTCACTCTCATCTAATATGACAATATGAATTGCCTTACTAGACGTATCTAGACCTAAATATTTCATAGTTCTATTGTAGAGGTATGTCTTCCTTAGTAATCTGCCTAGATGTCAATTTATCAAAGACTTTATCTTCTAATACATCTTTTTTAAATACGGCTATAGTCGCCCCTACACCTACTGCAAGTGCTCCTACTACTGGTAAACTCTTTACTATTCCTTTTGCTATATCTTTACTTGTCATAATTTTCTCCTTTTGTTTATTCTCCTTCTAATATTTTCATGCCTAATGCGATTATACCACCTATAGTTGCGGTGGATACCTCCGGCATCTCATGAAATAAACCTACTACTGATAAAATAGTAAGGCATGCTATTGCTAAAAATATCTGTGGTCTAAATTTTCCCATATTAATATACTTCTCCTATTATTATTATACTAAGTTTTAATCAAATCTAGCAGTTCTTAGAGCTACAACTCTAGATATTGTGTTCCAACACTGAGTATATAATCTAAGTCTGCCCTCTTCGTAAACTTTTGCAGCTTCCATTTCAGTCATTCTTTTAAATAACTCTGCTAAACTTTTGTTAGTGCTCATAATAATTCCACGTGCTTCATCTCTTGTAGGTTTTTTACCAACGGCGTTTCGCATCACATCAGCAAAAGCCACATTATAACCTTCATCAAACTGTGCTTTCATAGCACCAAGTTTCATTTCATGAGTCGCAACAATTTGTTCTAGTACGGCTTTATTACCCCCGTAGATAGACATAAATACCGCTAACTGTCTATTGTCAGCAGTAATTACATCTGCAAAATCTAAGTCCTCGTCTGCGTTTTGACTTATCTTAACCCAAGGCACATTAGGTATAGAGTCTCGTTCTTGTTTAGCAAAGTCTATTGCGTTCTGATAACCCCATCTTTTTTCCATTGTTATCTCCTGTTTTTACATTTACAATACCACATACCCGTGCATTTTTCAGGTTCTGTGGTCATTGTCATTATTTTTTCACATCGTTTTAGTATATCATCCCATACTTTTTTATCTCTGTCAACTTTAAATGCTTTTAGATTTTGATCATTTTTGTTTTCATACATAACCACACCGTAATCTCTGTCAGATAAATTTAAATATATTTGTAACTGTATCATGTGTTCATGTTTAGGAGCTTCTTTTAAGTCTTTAAAATCTTCATCTTTTATAGTTTTTAATTCTAATAACGCTTCTTCGTATTTATCATGTTTAATTATAAAGTCAATCCTACCAGATATTGGAGGGTCTTCATTTTTTATAGATACCTCATCATCTATATATAATTCAGCTTTTTCTAGATA